TATCCTATCACATTTCTTGATCTGTTACAACAGTGACGACACTGTTAATATCAATATCGTCTTCAAATTGTGCAAGTCTCATTGCAGAAAGACAACCACCACATAGGTCCATAAACTCACCCGTCGTGGGGTCTTTCCTTGTAGATTCTAAATCAGTCAATTCGACATTGCAAGCTAAACAGCGCATAAGTTAATCCTCTAATGATACCAAAAATAAAGCGATGAGCAAAATAAGACCTATAATCATCAATCGTCGTCTCGCTCATATAGGGCCCAAGCAATAAGGGCTCCAAAACCCATCGCAACAGTCCAGCCAGTAATAATGACCAGTGTGAAAAACAAGTCTATATCTATCGTTTCCATGCCTTAATTGCCTCCTCTAGGCGACGATCATGTAAAGAGCCCGTAGGAGCCCTTGAGAGCTCCTCTGAGCGACGTTTGTAATATTCTGATAGTGACCTATTACCCTGCCAGTCAAACTCCTCAGCGAGAAACTGACACCATCGACTAGCAGACTCAAACGTGAGCCCGCCAGTCAGTAAGTCACGCTCAACCGGCGGTACTTTGTTCACGGTACTGCTCCTGTTCGTAAAGGGCCTCGCCCTCGGCCTCGGTTAATTGTTGCAATTGGTATTCGTCCCAACCATCATCCGCCGTCGTTTGGTATATGTTCTCATATACTTCATACCAAATGGTTTCGGTGCATTGCTTGTTAGTGATTGCATGGATCACCTCTTCAATGACCCACTCCAACTGAGGGTCATACTGTTGCTCGTGGTCCGTCATACGTCGTCCTCTTTTGTTTGATTAAAAGACTCTTCCGGCCACGTCGTCATATCGTCGGGCCGTGGCTCCTTAGGCCCGCACAAGCGAGCCCATAGATAGATAAGATATCCGATTAAATCACTCATGAGTACTCCTTGTCTAGCCACTCCTGCAAGTCATAGTATGGTGCAAAACGGCCTACAGGGTCGTCCTCAAGGTACAATTCAAACCAACCGATAACTGTCATACGTCCTCCTATAGTTTGACCGAATAGGTGAATCCGTCATCCTGAAACTCGTTTGCTAGTTTCGTTGCTTCGTCCTCACCTAAGTATGGGGCGGCGAGTCTAAAGACAGCGCACCACTTTGTAAAGTCATTCACGTCATTACCTAATAGCGGCAATGTTTGGCCTATACTCGTTTTAATCTCGTCTCGTGTTGGGCTCATACGTCCTCCTTTGATACAGTCAATCCAGTGTCAGTGTATACGGACTCCAAATCGTCGTCATTATCTAGCTTGATAATGGCAGACCTAATTTCATCAAAACGAACAGTCAATGGGTCGTTTCGTTCAATGATTGCGTCCAGTAATCCATTCTCAACCATTTCTACAGTCACGCCGGTATTAACGTGACCTAGTTTTGTTTTGACTTGATAGCTATGCATAAGGCCTCCTTTAGGCGATTGATACTGTCGGGATGATTGTAGACGTTTTGAATCGCTTTTGTCTAGCACCATGAACAGCTATGACGATATTTTGATCGTCTCGTTTGTTGCCGTCGCATTTACCACACTCGAGACAAGTCATACCCATAGAGTCCGCTAGGCACTCAATTTCATTATCAAATAAGCCGTCACCCGACATTGCGACCCTAAAGGTTCGGGCTCCTTTCTCATGCCAGTGTTGGGCTTGCTTAGGACTATCCGCCGAAACCATACAAATCGACAAGAAACGCTCGTCAAAGTTTTTGTGGCGGGCCTGATGCGTGTAACCAGTGTGACCGATACCAATACCTGCTAGATAGCTCATTAGCTCATAAGGAGCGGCGGCAGGGTCACCATAAGCGCCTAGGCGTATTTTGCGATGACGTAAGAGGCGCTCATGTTCTGCAGGGTCATAGGTTGGGTATAGGCCACGAGTGTAAGCGTCATAGATTCCCCGTGGAGCGTGACCGACGTTAACATAACAAGCGCCACCAGTGTGCCAACGATGCGGGCATGAGCCACAAACGGAAGCATCCTCGCCGGTTTTCGTTGCCGCTACTGGCGAGACATCCTCCCGCAATATCCAAACCTGTACCATATCGCCGGTCTTTTTGTTGGTCGTCTCGAGCGTACCAATGACGACAATCGGTTGACTGTCTAATACCGATGGGCCTTTATAAAAGACGAAACCCTTTGGCGCTTGTGGTGCCCGTGGTTTGATCTTGATTTGTCCTAGTGTTCTCATGGGTGGCTCCTTATAGATATGACAAGCGTTGAGCGAATGACTCGGAGTCGCTAAAGCGATTAAAACGAATGTGTAACAGGTTATCGTATCCGCACAACGTCGTGTAGTCGCCTCCAACATTATTGAAGTCGAGTAACGGCTTCTCACGCAATCCCAAGTCGTTGAGAATCTTGTTTGTCGTGGTTTGGTCGAAACTGTATCCGCCGCCGTCGTGACAATCGACATATGTAGGCGTGGCGACTTCGGCAGGCACAATGACTGTAAAGCGTATGCGATGTGATGGCGCTTCGTTGCCTGCTAGTAGTGCTTCAACGTGACGCTCCGTCGCTTGTGCTATCTCGTGTATCTCACCATCAGACAATGGGCCACGGAAATGGTATGCAAGCGCTCCGTCGAGTGACGACATAAACGTCGATTGAACATAGCTATAATCACCAGTACTCGGATGGATAGCGTCCTGCTCCTCCTCAGCCATTCTATAGGCATTCAATGATGCATCCGTGATTGCTCTTTGAGCACTAACGTAGTCGAGCCCTAAGTCGTGCTCGAGAAACTCACGCACAATACGCAAAGTATCCGTGAAAGTATTTAAAGTCGTTTTCATGTTGTCCTCCTATGGACTTTATTTCGCTTCGCCACTGGTACGCCGTGGGCTTGGAGTCGCTTATATATAAATGCTGAAATGGTGTCTACTGTTCTAATACTAATGTCTAATGCAAATACTGAAATTTGTATAAGTTTTGCACAAATTGTACAAAGTTTGACCATAGGCATACTTTAGATACAGTGTCAAGCAATATAGACTAAAGTATTAGACATTATCCGATAGTTGTTGACTGTTGTTTGTACCTATGCTTGGGCCTGTTGTTGGTCTGTTGGGTAGCTATAGGGTAGCTATAGGGTTCAACCTAGGCCCTCACACTTGCACCACACAAGCAAACAAAAGTTATACACAATCCCCCAAAGGTACGCCACAAGCGGATCTCAGGCCCGCTTAGGTGGCCACTGTGGATACTTCTGTGGATAACTCGAGGGTCACTTGTGTGTATCCTGTGGATAAGTCCAGGAATCTGGGGATACCCTGTGGATAACCTGTTGATAACCTGTGGATAACTTTTACCCCACCCGGGACCCCCTAGCGGATGCCGTTAGTAGTACTGGTCCCCCTTAGACATGCAAAAGAAAACCGTAGGAAAACACTAAAAAATTAACTAAAATGTTATAATATAACACTTAAGTACTGCTTATGTGTGATAATAGTATATCTTTATGATATTCTTATGTATTCATTAGTAAATTTAATGATAAAAAGTACCACTTAGGGGGTTGACAAAAGGTACAAAGGCGGGTATACTCAATAAAGACAAGAAGAACTTAAGTTATTTTCATCTTAGGTCTTGACATTTAGAAAAATCTATGCTATAATATACCTATCTTAAGAAAGCATGAGTGAGTTTGTTAAGTAGTCGTCATAATGAAAACGACTAAGATAAAAACTCATAACACTTAAGTAATACCTAAGTACCACCTAAGGACAATACTTTGGCGTATAAAACAAAAGACACTTTGTCTGAGTCTGGTAAAAAGATTGGTCGTCCTAGAAAAAACGAAGTCCAAGCTAAAGCCAAACCCGGCAAGGTTGGTCGCCCCAAAGGCGACGCCTCAATCATTAATGAATACAAAGCAAGGATGTTGGCTTCACCTAAGTCAAGAAAAGTCTTAGATAGTATTCTTGATGCGGCACTTAACGATGACCATAAAAACCAAGCGGCGGCTTGGAAGCTCTTAATGGATAGAATGCTTCCTGTCTCTTATTTTGAAAAAGAAAAGGAAGGGGGTGGTCGTCCTTCAGTCAATATTACCATTACTGGCATAGGTGGCGACACTCAGGTTGTCGGTGAAGATACCTCAGACATTATTGATGCGGAGATAATTGATGACGAAGGATGAACTAATAGAGATTGTTAAAGAAGATTTAGTTCGTCACGAAGGTTACGTCACTGAAATCTACTTATGTTCTGAAGGATACCCGACCTTCGGTATCGGCCATATGGTGACTGAAGAAGACATGGAGCACACTTGGCCTGTCGGGACACCAGTAACTGACGAAAGAATCCTTGATGTCTTCCGTAAAGACTGTGAGG